AAAACCGGCAATACACGCAATGGCTCCAAAGCGTGCCGAAACGCACCGAATGGGGCGGCGTCACCCGCCAATGGCTCCAACAGCACGCCATCAGCCAAGTCCCCGAAGGCTCGTGGACGGACAGCGTCGAACAGACGTTCTGGGCCCACGTCAAAACCGGCGAAGAGCCGGAAACCGTGGCGCAACGGCTCGTGACGGAAATCAACGAAAGGCATCAAGCATGAGCGACCAACCCACAGCCGCGACCCTGCGCCTCGTGGAGGGCCGCGAAAACAACCGGTGCATCGTCTGCGACCGATACCTGCGCGGCGGCGAATGGCCCGGCAGCAGCCATCACCACAGGAAACGCCGCAGCCAGACGTACGGAGACCCCGAACGACACGCGGCGTCGAACATCGTCACCGTGTGCGGCATGGACAACTCGACCGGATGCCATGGGTGGATTCACCGGCATCCCATCGAGGCCAGGGCGTTGGGATACCTGCTCAGAAGCTACGACCCGGCACCCAGCACGGTGCCCGTGTACAGCTGCCGGCGCGGCTGGATGCTGCTCGACGCCGACGGCCAATGGACGCACTGCCCGCCACCCGAGGGCATGCCCGAACATCCCACCATCAACCGAAAGGAACAACCATGACCAACACCACCAACACGGCCTGCGTGACCGGCGAAATCGACAACGTGGACTTCACCCGCGAGGACGGCACCAGCGTGACCATGCTCATCCCGCCAGACACCCCGGTGGGCACCCGCACCATCATCATCCCGCAAGGCTTCACCCTCGCGGAACACCGGATCATCCGCGAGGCCATACAGGATGCGCTCGCCGACCACGGGGAGGAACTATGAGCCCCGAGAAACCCGATGCCCTGCTGTGGATGGACGTGGAGACCACCGGATTGGATACGAACAAGTGTTCGATACTGGAGATCGGCCTGCGCTGCACCAGCATGGACGCGATGCGCGAGCACGCACGCCTCGAAGCGGTCGTCCACATCAGCCGGGAGACCATGCTCTCCGCGCAACTGCCCGCCCTCGACCTGCATCTGAACAACGGGCTGCTCGCCCAATGCGAGACCAGCGACCCCGCCCACTGCTCGCCAGAGGCAATCGCACTGGAAACCGTGAGATTCATCAAGGACATGAGCGGCATGTACACGCTGCACCCCGCAGGCACGAACATCCAACGCTTCGACCTGCCCATGATCCTCAGATTCTGCGAACCCGTGGAACGCGTCAACGACCTGCTCTCCTACCGGGCCTTGGACGTGACCACGCTGAGGCTCGCGGCCAAGGCGCTTGGCCGAGACCCCTACACGCACAGGGCCAAGCCCACGCACCGGGTCCACGACTGCCTGGACAGGGACATCGCGGAATACCGGCACTACCTCACCCTCATGAACCCCAAGGAGACCGTATGAGCCAGAGATGTACTCCACGCGGGCCCGGCTGCTACTACCGTTGCCCGATTTGCGGTCAATGGTGGCGGTACGACCCGCCAACCGAATTCTGGGATCCGATAAACACGCTCGGAATGTTCTTCTCGCACCACTCAGTGTGGAGGCAGGAACGCCAACACAGAAAGGCAAATCATGGCCGAACCGATTGACCTCACCCAACAGGCATTGACGGCGCTCGCCGACGCGGGACTGGGCAACGAGTCGGCGGCCGAATCGTTCGTCATCGGATATCAGGCGGGCTATGACGCAGCGCTCACTCTGGCCATCAGCATAGAAACCCATCTCAACTCGAATGAGCCGACAGACGAAGAAATCGAGACCTGCGCCCGAGGATTCTTCGAGGGAACACCCGGCATCACCAACTGGGACGCAGTCAGCGAGCACTCAAAACAAGCATGGCTGCACGCGGCCAAGAAAGCGCTCGCCGCCGTCAACACGATGAAAACCGAGGAGGAATCATGAGCATCATCAGCAAGGAAGCGTGCTTCCGCTACCCCAACTGCACGGTGGACGACGTGCACGACACGTTGGCCCAGGTCTACACCAGTGACGACTTGCAGGAGGCGTACATGACCGGTGCGGAACGGGAGCCCACCGGCTTGGAGGTGGAAGCCGCCGCCGAACAGCTCTACTACTCGGACTGCAACAGTTCCGGCCTGCTCCTCGACTCAGACTGGAACAGACTACCGGACGGCAACAAAGCCATCTACCGCAACCGGGTGCGCACAATCATCACAACAATCCAGAAAAAAGGAACAGCAGAATGAACGAGAACACGAACCTCACCGACATCATCAGCGCGGCGCTCGCCGCCGGATGCCAGATCAGCGTGACCATCACTCCCAAAGACTTCTACAACGAATCACAGGAGCCGGAGGAATGAACGTGAGCGAAAGCATCGACTGGCGGCATTCCACGCCGGGAGAGCTTGACCTGCACCGGTTCATCGGACTCACGAGGAGAGGCCAAACACTGGACGGCTATCTCTCCTGCTTCACACAGAACGGCCGGTGGACACTCACCGACGCCGACAATCTCGCCACCGTCATCAAACCGGACGCCAACGGAAACCCAACACTCAACACCGAACTCTTCCGCTCCATCAACGTACTCAAGGAAATAAGACCATGCAAAAAACTACATTAGTCCACCACAGAACTACATTAACCACCACCGGTTTTTACATTAGCGCGCTCGCCGGAGGCACCCGAGGATGCGCGGAAACTGGTCGGTGGAATCCACNATCGGACTCCTGTTCACCATCATCATCGCGATACTGGCGCTCGCCATCGTATCCGCCATCGGCCTGGCCGCGTACGCCGCTATGGNCACCGGTCCCAGCCAGCGTATCGTGCAGCAGGTGGAGACCACGGGCGATGTTCGCCGCCTGTGCATCGAGGCTCGAACCGGCGAGCGCGTCGATGCCATGTCATGCGATTTGATTGATCCGCATGCGGGAGGTGTTGCGAAGNGACGAGTTAGGCGATACGCGACAAGGTGCTCGCATGGCATGGGCGCGGCTACGGCGCGACGGATACGGCCCGTCAATTGGGCCTGCCGTTGGAGGAGGTGCGCGCGATCATCCGCGAGGGNGACGGTCGGCCGAAACCGCCATGCAAGGTCGAGTTCATTGAACCGCCGCTGTTCGAGGAATGAACTGAAATACCAGATAAAAAAACGAAACCCTCCACACGAGGCGGAGGGCATGTCAGCAAGCAACCAGTTTAGCCGATGTGGAGGGATTTCGTGAACTGCCAGAACTGCAACACCATAATCGAAAACGGGTACGCGCTGTGCGAGGCATGCGAGCTGCGTTTCGCCGGCACGCTCCTGCGACTCGCGCGAGACATCACGCCACTGCACGACTCATTGGACGCGACACTGCATCCGGGAGGGCATTCGCCGGTCAGAATCCAGACGGCCACTCCCCCGACGCCAATCAGGCTCGACGTGCTCGACCTGATCGACATGCTCGACGCCTCAGTCCGCGAACTATGGCGCTGCCTCGACGGCATCGACGCCCTGGACTGGCGCAAAGACAAACGCAACGAGGATCTGAAGGCCACGCTCATCGCATGCGCAGGCCACCCCAGGCTCGCCACGTTCGCGGACGCGGGCTTCTACATGCACGTCGTTGACGGCATCGCACGCAAAGTCGATGCTGCGCTGGACCCGCCGGAGCAACGCCGCGAGATAGGAACCTGCGAACTATGCGAGACCATGCTCACCGCTGGGGCAGCAGACCAGTGGGTGACATGCCCGGTCTGCGGGAGGGAACAGCGAGCGCAGACGGTTAAACTGCGTAGGCTCAAGACGTTGTGTTGGGATGATTCCAGGCGCGGGTCTGCGGCTGAGATAGCCAAGGTGTTCACGGACGCGGGAATCACCGTCAAAAGGCATACGCTCACCGTGTGGAAATCCCGAGGCAAGCTTGATGTCACGCCCCAAGGCATTTCATACAGCAGCGTCTACCGGCTCGTCATCAGTGGCGGACTTGACAAAGAGCTGACTGTGACCGCATAATGTCAGTGGATTAGTATCGAAAAACCCAGCTCATGTGGCTGGGTTTTCGCGTATCTATGCTTTGTTTTTGCGTGGTCTCCCCCCTCCGACACCACGTCCCGGACGTTGAGCGTTCCATTCATCGATGGTCTCAGGCAACCAGCCGCGCGTGCGCCCTATCGTGGCGTCGGGCTCAGGGAGCTTGAGGTTGAGCAAGCCGCCACTGGTGATGCCAAGGCGTTCTGCGACCTGTTTGACGCCGAGATATTCAGTCGCCATTGCTTGCCCTTCCTGCCAGATAACCCAGCACGCCCGAGCACATTCCGAACACACCTGCCGGTACGCTCTGGGATGCGATGGCCAGCGCGAGGCTGACGACTCCGAACATGAGTGCGATGATTCCTATCTTGCCGTTCATGATGTTCCATGGAATAGTTGGGAGTGGAGCCGTGGCTCTGGATAGTACGATTATCCGGAATCCACGGCTCTTGTTACCGCTTGCGCCGTCTGTTCAGCGGCTTTCGCGGCTTGCTCTTCGCAATCAATGCGACGGCCACGGCGGCGATGGGTGCGAGTGCCGCACCCAATCCGGAGAGGAACTCCCCGATGGCCTTGAGCAGCTCCGCGATCTGTTCCATGTTCACCTCCTTTCCTTGGCTGACATATCTATAGTAACACAATAACTATAGATATGCAAGCCGAGGACACCAAGACACGCCAACGGACACAATGACTGCGAGGCACACATGAGCTGGCGAGTCTGCTCGACACCCGGATGTCCGAACCTCATCGAGACACCGGCACGCAAATGCGACGCCTGCACCCGAGCCCAACGGGACCGCACCCGTACCCGTGGACGCAACCCATACAACACCAAGGGACATCAATCGTTTCGCAGGCAGGTGCTCGCACGAGACCCATACTGCACATGCCCCGGCGACCCCGAGCACGGAGGCTGCGGCAAACACAAGGGGCTCTGCGGAAAACCAAGCACAATCGCGGATCATTATCCATACGAGCGAATCGAACTCATAGACATGCGACTCAATCCGAACGACCCGAAGTTCGGACGAGGATTGTGCAAACAATGCCACGACGTGAAAACCGGCAGAACAAGACCAGCAGGCTTCAATACCAAACAGTAAAAAAAACGACCGGCAACACCCAGGGGGGGTGGGGTATCGACCACCCCTGCCTGAACCGCCGGTGAGCTGTCTGACGGGTGCGCAGGGTTCAAACATCACTGGCGGGGCG